TTACCCCTGCATGTAGTGAACTAGCATGGGCTTTTATTAAAAGAGCTCCTCTATGGTTCGAGAATGTTAATTCATTCACACTTGTGGAAGGTAATAGATTAACCACTGTTGCAAAGGATTTCGACATCGACCGCGTGATTGCCTGCGAACCGACTATGAACATGTATGTTCAAAAAGGTATCGGACAGAAAATTAAGCGTTGTCTACGTCGGGTTGGTATTGATCTAACCGATCAAACTGTCAACCAAATCCTTGCAAGGCTTGGATCACTGTATGGCGAACTCGCCACCATTGACCTTGCCTCCGCCTCAGATAGTATTTCTATTGCTATTTGTCGCTTGCTTCTACCACCCGCATGGTTCGAGTTGTTACTTATGACTCGTTCCGACTCAGGGATCTTACCTAGTGGCGAAGTAATTCACTACAATAAGGTAAGCTCCATGGGCAACGGATTCACTTTTGAGCTTGAGACTGCACTATTTTGGGCAATCACGCAAGCATGTGAAGACGTTGTCGCTGAGTCACGCGGTGAAGATGCAAATCTATGTTCTGTGTACGGCGACGATATCGTCTGCAGTACACAGTCTGTTAGCGCCGTGATAACGGCGCTACAGACTTGCGGTTTCCAGGTCAACACGCAGAAATCTTTCTACGTTGGCCCGTTCCGCGAAAGTTGTGGTAAGCATTACTACAACGGCATAGATGTATCACCATTCTTTATCCGTGGCCCTGTGAAGGGCTCACTAGAAATAATCGGCTTAGCGAATCGCCTAAGACGTTGGACTCGGAGAGGCCTTGGCCTTGATGACCCGCGTTATGGCGAGCTCTATCCTTATGTGGTTTCACACTTGGACGAGCACTGGCGCAAGCCGACTATTCCTGACGGATACGGAGATGGCGCCTTGTTCGGGAGCCTTGCTGAGGTAATGCCAAACTTTAATGAGTTTGGTTATTACAGCGCAAAGGTTCTTGTTCAAGAGACGCGTCGTCTTCGCGACGAGGATAAAGACACTCCTCAGCATAAAAAACTGAGTAACGTCTACTTTGGTCTTGGGGGTTACCTCCTTTGGCTAAGTGGCACCTACGATAAGCCTCTTCTCGAAGAGGACCTTATCGGAGTGGCAGCTGATGGGAAGCCGCTATTGCGGAACCCACCTGTTGCTGGTGACATACGAACGCGCACGAAACGTGTGCGCTTGTATG